CTCAAATATCAAAAGCTGACCATTATATGCACAAAATGCGCCTACGTGTTGCTAACTTGCTTTAATGACCTTTAAATGGTTAAACTTTGGGTTATGACAACTTGTAGCAGCAAAGAACTAGCTGATTCCCTTGGTGTGACTGTCGCGAGGGTAAGCCAATTAAAAACGCAAGGGCGATTTGATGGTTGCTTTGCAATCCAACGCAACAAGATCTTTTGGGATCTTGAAGCAGCAACAGATATGTACAACGAGTTTGGACCAATCGGCGCAAGTAATACGCGAAAGAAAACTGAGGACTTAGATATACCAAGCTTCAATGAAAGTAAGGCAAAGTCAGAACATTTTCGCGCTGAACTGGCGAGGCTTGATCTAGAAACCAAGGAGCAGGAATTGGTTGAGGCGTCACAAGTAGAACGCGAGGCATTCACCAGTGCTCGCGCTGTAAGGGATGCATTGAATAACATTCCTGATAGAGTCAGCAGCCAGATTGGAGCAGAATCAGATCCTGTGGTGATCCATAAAACATTGTCAGATGAGATCCGTAAAGCATTGGAGACATTGACAAATGCGTGATGGCGCAATGGTTTATCGCAAAGCATTTTTAGATGGGTTGCGTCCAGATGCCGATCTAACGGTTAGCCAATGGGCAGATCAGTATCGGATGCTTAGCAGCAAGGCAAGTGCAGAAGCAGGGCCATGGCGTACAGAACGAACGCCATATCTGCGGGAGATCATGGATTCAATGAGCGCCAACTCAACGGTGCAGAAGGTTGTATTTATGGCTGGCGCACAGCTTGGTAAAACGGAATCAATCAATAACGTGGTGGGCTACATGATTGCACACGCACCAGGGCCGGCATTATTTGTACAGCCCACGATTGAGATGGCAAAACGGCTATCAAAGCAAAGACTGGAATCATTAATTAGTGAAACACCATGCTTAGCGGAAAAGATAGCGCCAGCAAGAAGCAGGGATAGCGGCAACACAATGTTTAGCAAGGAATTCCCTGGCGGTATTTTGCTACTTACGGGGGCTAATAGTGCGACGGGATTGAGATCAGCGCCATGCCGATGGGTGCTGCTGGATGAGGTGGATGCATTCCCTAATGATGTTGACGGAGAGGGCGATCCATGCGCTTTGGCGGAGAGAAGGGCGTCAACTTTTAGCAGACGCAAGATTATTTTGACTTCAACGCCAACGGTAAAAGATATGAGCCGTATCGAGACAGAATATTTGGCATCTGACCAGCGTAGATATTTTGTGCCGTGCCCACATTGTGACCACATGCAATGGCTGGAATGGAAAAACTTGCAATGGCGTGATGGCGACCCAAAAACAGCAGCATATGTATGCGCTGGGTGCGGCACCCATATCCAAGAGCACTATAAAAGCGAAATGCTGCGTAAAGGAGAATGGCGAGCTATGGCAGAGAGCCAAGACTTACGAACGGTAGGGTTTCATTTATCAACGCTGTATTCACCAGTTGGATGGAAAAGCTGGCAAGAAATTGTGGGCGAGTTCCTTAGAGCAAAAAATGATGCGCCATTGCTGAAAACATTTGTTAATACGGTATTAGCTGAGACGTGGGAGGAGGAGACAGGAGCAAAATTGGGAGCGGAGGGGCTGGCGGAACGGGCTGAGTTCTACCCCGCTGGGGAAGTACCAAATGGCGCGACGATCCTTACTGCTGGTGTCGACGTACAGGATAACCGGGTGGCTATTGGGCTCTACGCATGGGGAGCGGGGGAGGAGTGTTGGCTGATAAGCCACACCGAGGTGTATGGCGATCCAGCCGGACAGAAGTTGTGGGATCAAGTGGATGACATCGTATTACGGGATTACCCTCATGCTGCAGGTGGGCGTGTGAAGGTATCAGCAATTGGGGTGGACTCTGGCGGGCACTTCACAAGTGAGGTGTATGCGTATGCCAGAAGCCGGAAGGGGAAAGGCGTGTTTGCGTTAAAGGGTTCGTCTATTAGTAACAAACCACCAATTGGCAAGCCCTCCAAGGTTGATATTAACTACAAGGGGCAAGTGCTTAAAAATTCGGCGGAGGTGTTCCCGTGTGGCACCGACACGGTGAAATCAACGATTTTTGGCCGGTTGAAGCATAACGAGCCTGGAGCAGGGTTTATTCATTTCCATGCGGAGGCAGGGCAGGAATACTTCAAACAGGTAACAGCAGAACGACAGGTGGTGCGATATGTGAAGGGTTTTGCTGTACGTGAATGGAAAAAGAAAGCAGGAGATCGCAATGAGGCGTTGGATTGTTTTGTTTATAGCTATGCAGCACTGCACTTTTTATATATGCGATTCAACCGGAATACGGTGTTTGAACAATTTGAGCGGGTGTTGAACACAAAAGAGCCAACAGCACCTAAACCGGTAGAATCGGGATATCGACCGCCGCAGCGTAGAATGGGAAGGCAAGCTTCTTCGTTCGTGACAAGCTGGTGAGTATTCTCGTCCCAAGCCTTATCTATGCGGGCGATACGTTTGCATTTGACGTGCCTTCGTTTAATGATGCGATTGGCACGGTAATTAGCAGCAGCAGTTATACATTGACTTGGTTTGCAAGAACTAATGTCAATAGTGAGGCCGCAACAGTCGTTGGCACAGCAGAAGGTGGCGGATGGCGCGTAACAGTACCAGCAGCAACAACTGCAGGTTTTGACGTTGGGGTATGGACATGGCAAGCGATCGCAACGTATGACACATTGCAATTCACGGCTGGTCGCGGGCAGTTTACGGTTAAGGCATCAGTTAAATATGCAGGCACACCTGGAGCATTTGATGATCGCAGCAGGGCTGAGATTGACCTTGGCTATGTAGAAACTGCGATACGAACCTTGGCGCAGGGCGGAATGGTGCAGGAATACCAGATTGGTGGCCGTATGTTGAAGCGATATAAAATGACAGAACTATTGCAATTGCGCGATAGCTTAAAGAATGAGATCGCTATGGAACGCAAAGCTGAGAAGATTAGGCAAGGTCTTGGTAATCCAGGCTTAGCAAAAGTGAGGTTTGTCTAATGGCATTTTTTGGATTTGGTCGCACCAGTGTTTTAAAGCGCCAGTTGCAAGAAGCAGGCAAAAAAAATGTGCTATTGAAGCGAGCTTATGCTGCTGCGCAAAACAATAGATTAACTTCTGACTGGATTAGCCAAGCAACCTCCGCCGATAGCGAAATTCGCGGCGGGATAAGGGTGCTGCGTAATCGCGCTAGGCAACTGGTACGAGATTCTGATTTTGCAAGATCTGCGCTTCGTGCTGTACGCAATAACGTGGTTGGCACTGGCATCAAGATGCAAGCGCAGGTAAGTATGCAGCGCGGGGGGAGGCTAGCGGAAGATATCAATAGCAAGATTGAGCAGGAGTGGGCCTATTGGGGCTGCGCTAAGCGATGTAATACTGCAGGCAAATTAAGCTGGTATGACATCCAGCGGTTGTCTATTGCATCAATACTGGAATCTGGCGAAGTATTCATAAGATTCGTTAAGCAACCTTTTGGCGGCAGCAAAGTGCCATTGGGCCTTGAGGTGATTGAATCAGACCTACTGGATGATGACTATAGCGGCATTGAAAAGAATGGTAATGAGGTGAGAATGGGTGTTGAAATAGATAAGTGGGGGCGTCCTGTTGCTTATCACTTCTATGACTACCACCCTGGTGATTATTTATTCAGCTATGCGCAAAAAGCAGCTAAGAAGCGCGTTCGTATCCCTGCAGAAGATGTTCTGCATTTGTATCTGATTGAACGTCCTGGCCAGACAAGAGGCATCAGTGCATTCGCATCAGCAATCTTGCGTTTGCGCAACCTTAGTGGCTATGAGGAGGCGGAGATTGTAGCTGCTCGCGCCAGTAGCAGCATGATGGGATTCGTAAAGACACCTGACCAAGAACTGTTTGAAGATGGCACCCAAGATAACGAGTCAGTACTTGACTTCTCGCCTGGAAGCATAAGGCGATTGGCCCCAGGGGAGGAGATGCAATTTTTTACACCTAACCGTCCCGACGATGCCTTTACGCCATTTGTTCAGCAAATGCTTCGCGCTGTAGCGGCTGGCATCGGCTGTTCTTATACGCAGGTATCAAGCGACTTTTCGCAAAGCAATTACAGCTCATCGCGGCTTGAGCTAATAGAAACCAGAGCGCATTACAAAACTTTACAGCAATATTTGATTGAGTCTTTATGCGAGATGGTGTATGAGAAGTGGATGGATATGGCGGTAATGAGCGGCGTATTGGATCTACCTGGATTTGATAGCAACCCCGAGCGTTATTACGCAAACAAGTGGATTGCACCTGCAGCGCAATTTGTTGATCCACAAAAAGAAGCTGCTGCTTATAAAGATTTAATCCGCAGCGGGATTATGACGCTATCGCAAGTGATAGCACTGCATGGCGGTGACTTTGAGGATCAGATGCGGCAACGGCAGCATGAGTTAGCTGTAGCTGATGAGTTTGGCATCGTATTAGATACAGACCCTTCGCAGGTTTCAAGTAACGGCATCTCACAACCTGTGCCTAACCCACCAACAGAACATCCGTTAGAGCATGAGGCAGAGGAAGAAGAATCTGAGGAGGATGCAAGCTAATGGCAAAAGTAGGTAGCAAAACTATTGATCTAAGCCCAACTGAAGGGATGAAGACAGAAGCGCAACGCTACCGTAACTGGAAAAAAGATGGTGAGGCCGGCGGTACTGAAGTCGCGGCTGCAAGAGCTAGCCAGATTTTGTCAGGAGATGAACTAAGCCCTGGTGTAGTTATAGAGATGAATGCATGGTTCGCCAGGCATGAGGTAGATAAACAAGGCCAAGGATTCAAGGTCGGGACGGAAGGGTATCCCTCGCCGGGTCGGGTAGCATGGGCGGCATGGGGAGGCGACTCCGGTCAATCTTGGAGCAACATGAAATCAACCGCTATCAAAAACGCAGAGGATCGCACAATGGATGATGCAACAGAAGATCGCGCAGAACCCAACGGCTTAAAAACCGGCGATTTTGTTGAGTGGGGCAGCAGCGGCGGAACTGCTCGCGGCAAAATCACACGCATCCTTAGGGATGGCACCCTTGAAGTTCCCGATTCTTCTTTCAGCATCACCGCAACAGAAGAAGATCCAGCGGCTTTAATTCGTATCTATCGTCAAGGCGATGATGGCTATGAAGAAACTGATCGTCTGGTAGGCCATAAATTCTCAACGCTAAGCAAAATTGCAGCATTGCGATTCTTTGACGGTAATGCAGTAACTCGCTCTGTGAGTACTGAATTTAAGATGGCGGATGAAAATGACCGCACTCTTGAGTTTCCTTTTGCTAGCGAAAAGCCAGTAGAGCGTTACTACGGCATGGAAGTATTGAGCATGGATGAGAAATCCATGGATTTAACCAGACTCAATGATGGCGCACCACTCCTTTATCAACACGACGCAGATCGCATTATTGGTGTAGTGCAAAAGGCGTATATCAAAAACAAAAGAGCTTATGCAAAAGTAAAGCTTGCCAATAACGAGCTTGGCCGTGAGATGCAAGAATTAATAAAAGATGGAATTATG